TACCAGTTGGAGAAAATCCCCAACTTTTATAGCCATTTGATAATCCCCCAACCGGCACAGGTCCAGGTCCAGTACTTAGAGCCCACCCGATGAGATCATTGCTGGTGTATTTGGCATCACCATCTATGAATACAAACCAAGTGCCGCCTAGATTTTCCACAGTAACACTACTGTTGTCATTACCTGTATAAAGTGTATCGTTAGTTTTGTTATAGGTTTGATTTACTGGACCATTACCAGCACCACTTAGAGTTAGTATAGCAGTTTGATCAATAGCATCAAGACTGATACCTTCACCGCTGGCAATGTGGAATCCCATGCCCACACGGATTGTTGTGTTGTTGCGGTCAAATACTATGCCACCATCTTGCGGTAAATCTAAATCGCCGTCAAATCCAAATCTCCAAACATTATTAGAAGCTCCCGTGTTTGTGCTAATCTCTATGCCGTCAGTATCCTCTTGACCGTCATTCCGATTAAGTGTTATTTCTAAAAGGCTACCAGCTTGAATAACAATATCATCTGCTGCGATAAGATCGATATCTCTACCTGAGCGTATATCAATGTCATCATTGTCAGTGGCTATACCAAAGCGATCTTCTTCTACATCTAACCCAACGGTGTTGTTATAGTCGTAGGATATGGTAATGTCTGTAAGGACACCTACCACTGCTGTAGGATCTTCATCTATGGTTATTTCGTAGGTCAATGGATCGTAGTTGGTTTCTGATACTGAAGTTATATTAGCCACTACTGCTTGATCTTCGGGATTGAGATTGATATGAACATTGCTGTAGTCATAGATGAAATCAGTGCCTCCAAAATTTAATTTAATTTGTAGTCGCTCTAACAACTGTCTAAAATATAAGCCTACGTTGGGACTAAATGTCACTGTTACTATGTGTGGCGGACCCGCAGTGGCAGTAATAGTCCAATCCCCACCATCACCAAAGTTTCTATTAAATGACTTCTTTGCTATGAGAAGAGTAGATTGATTTAGTCTGTTTAATCTTACACCAGCATCGTCTGAGCCTATTTGTAACAGATTAGGATCTTCAGCATCAATTTGCTGTCCATTTGGCAGAGTTAAAGTACCAGTGTTACCGTAATTCCATGTGTAACTACTACTATCGTCATTGTTGATGGTGATATTGATGTCGTCGTTGCTGGTTAGGCCGTTCGCTGAACCACCGCCTAATACACTTGCTCCAGTGCTGTCTAAAATATCTCCACCTAGTGGTAGTTGTAGTTTACCGTCGTCACGGAATTCAAAAATTTCTTCGCCTTCTCCAGTGTTAGTAACAACTTGAACACCACCGCGACCAAACACCTGTACAATACTGCTGGCGTCACCTTTGTTGTAAATCTGTAAAGCAGCACCGCTTTCTTGTTGTGCTACACTAGGGATACTGATATAGGCATTACTTTCACCGCCTGGATCGAGATAAAGATTATGGTTGCCCCAACTATTGCTGTCTGCTCCTTGTGTTCCTAACGTGCTACTTTCAATCTTCAAATTACCTAAATTAGCAGCACCACCTATTTCGCTGCTGGCATCACTATCTTCTGGATCTTCTGCTTCGTTTTCTTCACCAGGATTAATAACTTTTGTAGCAACAAACTTACCGCCAACGTTGGTAAGTTTAATATCATCTAAGTAGATACTGCCGCCGGCAGTATAAACGTGACGCCATTGTCTTGTAGGAGATCCTAGATCGTAGGAGTTATCTACGCTAGGAATAATGCTTTCTGTAATGTTTGATAGATCAAGACCGCCTGTAGAATTGTAAAGTTCTGTAAAGTTTTCGTTTATTTTTGTAAAAGCCGTACGTAGCGGATCGCCGTCACCTTTGTTAACTGAAGTACCTATGTTGATTGTTTGTTTTGTCATTATAGTCCGCCCAATGTTCTAATTCTATCTAGCTCGTCAGTGCTACCCTGCTGCTTCATGAATTCAATGATATTATTATAATCGGCCATTGTAACTACATGATCTCTACTAAGTTCAGCAACTTTTTCAGCAACATCATGTAAATCAGTGTCCTGTTTGATTTCTTCACGTGCTAATTCCAGCAATCGAAGAAAGGTAGGGACGTCAACTTTGATTATATCCATTTTTTTAAACCTTAAATATAGAGTAATACACAGTATTTATCGGACAACTATGATTAACAAAGAACCATTTCAACGATTAATAGACCAGTTAAAAGCCGAGGGAAAATATAGGGTTTTTAATGATATCCTGCGGGAAGCCGGGGATTATCCCTATGCTATATGGTATGGGCCATATAACATCAAGAAGATAGTTAATTGGTGTTCAAACGATTATCTAGGCATGGGACAGCACAAAGTTGTCCTAGACGCTATGCGTACAGCATTAGATCAAACAGGAGCAGGCTCAGGGGGTACCAGAAACATAGCAGGTACCAGTCATTACCATGTTGCTCTAGAACACGAACTAGCCACCCTACATGATAAGTCAGGAGCCCTATTATTCAGCTCTGCCTATGTAGCCAATGAATGGACTTTGATAGCTTTGGCTAAAATAATTCCAAACATAGAATTTGTATCAGATTCTAAGAACCATGCTAGTCTTATAGAGGGTATGCGTCATAGTCGTGCTCCTAAACATGTTTTTAAACACAACGATCTCAGCGACCTTAGATCAAAACTAGAAGATGTAACATCTAGAAAATCAGTACCCTGTGTGGTATTAGAATCAGTTTACTCAATGGATGGCGACATTTCAAAGTTAGAGGAAATTGTTAAATTGTCTAGGTTGTATGCTTCCATAGTTTACGTAGATGAAGTACATGCTGTTGGTCTCTACGGCGAGCATGGTGCTGGCATTATTGAACGATTAGGATTAGAAAAAGACGTTGATATAGTCAACGGTACGCTAGGAAAAGCCTATGGAGTTCAAGGCGGTTACATAGCTGCTGATAAAATAATAATAGATGCTGTCAGATCTATTGCCAGCGGATTTATCTTTACCACTTCAATGTCGCCTGTAACCTGTGCTGGTGCGTTGGCTGCTGTCAAATATCTAAAACAACACAATGAGCTTAGAATTCAACATCAGGAACGTGCGGCTAGATTAAAACAGATGTTGAGAGATAACAGTCTTCCTGTTATGGACAGTGAAACACACATTGTTCCTGTACTAGTTGGTGATGCGTTTCGCTGTAAGAAGATATCCGATGTGCTGTTAAACGAATATAATATCTATGTTCAAGCTATTAACTATCCTACAGTGCCAGTAGGCACAGAAAGATTAAGATTTGCTCCTACACCTTATCATACAGACGCTATGATGAGCGATCTAGTTGATAAACTAACTGTGTGTTTTAATACCCTTTGACATAACGATCTTTTATCCCCCAGTCCATAGATTTTTCATAGCTACGATCAAACTGATCATAGTGGTTGATCTCTGTTAAGACCTTATCAGAATGTTCTACAAATTCTAAATCAAATTGCTCCACAGGAAATGTCTGCTGTAACCACAAGAGGTAGTGGCTGGGTAGGGGATGTAGATCTAGTACAGGGCGGCTGATAGGAATACCAAACATGGCAGCATCCTTAATCATCATAGACTTTCCTTTATACCCTAATTCGTCAACAAATAGTTGGATCGGTTCTCCAGTCCACTCTGGGTAATCTAGCACAGGTTGGTAGAAATCTAGCTCTGGGTGGAGACTTAGATCTACTCCCATATCTGTCCTAGATACCATATAAAATTTACAAGGCAGACTTTTCAGTAATGTCCTTGTGAGATGTATAGTATTAAGGCTTTCATAGATATAACTGCCTTCGTGCCATGTGTCTCTGATATATTCAATTTCGGTAGACTTAACATGTAGACTTCCGCCCAAACGCCAACTGCTTTCCGGAAATAGATCTTTGATATGTTGATCAAATCTGTGATAGTCAGTCCACTGTATTATAATAGTATCCTGATCCGTTATCTGGTTCCTAAGCACACATACGTTGTGTGATGATCTGATCGATTAAGCCGTAGTCTAGAGCTTCCTGTGCTGACATAAACTTGTCGCGTTCCATATCTGAAGTCATTTGATCAAACGTTTTGCCTTTGCTGTTATGTTTGACATAGATCTCAGTAAGATTCTTTTTCATCTTAAGGATTTCTTCTGCTTGGATCTGAATGTCTGTGGCCTGTCCACGAGCACCGCCACTAGGCTGATGGATCATGTGTCGAGCATTGGGCAACATATATCGTTTGCCGTCAGCACCGGCAGTGGCCAATAAGCTGCCCATACTACAGGCTTGACCCATAACAAATGTAGCCACATCACATTTAATAAACTGCATGGTGTCGTAGATGCTCATCCCAGCGGTTACTACCCCGCCTGGGCTGTTGATAAACAAACTAATCTGTTTGTCTGGGTTTTCACTTTCTAAGAACAGCAACTGAGCTACAACTAAGTTTGCCATGTGATCTTCAATTGGGCCGTTCAACATAATAATACGTTCTCTTAGCAATCGACTGTAGATATCATACGCTCGTTCGCCCTTGCTGGACGACTCAATTACCATTGGTACTAGGGTCATTTTGATTCCTTTTGTTGTTGATTTAATACACTATACACTATTTTTTTCATTGACGCAAGTCTTAATTGATAGTATTATTGACTAGTTAAATACTATTTTATAGAAGTAACCATCATGAGCACTTTACTTTTGAACGCAGATATGCAGCCTGTTAGCCTACTACCTCTTTCCACGGTAGATTGGCAGGAAGCCATACGCTACCTCGTTCTAGACAAGGTAGAAGTATTGGCATGGCACGACGATTGGATTGTTAGATCCTCACGTTGGGAAACTCGTGTGCCCGCAGTGATCATGCTTAAAGTATATCAAAAGCCCAAAAGCACCATGCGTCTCAGCAAACGTAATATTTTCTTGCGTGACGAATATAGATGCCAATACTGTGGATGTGAAGTCACAGAAGCCAATGCTACTTTGGACCACGTACATCCTGTAAGCCTAGGTGGTAAGACCACTTGGGAGAACTCTACTACGGCTTGTAAGTCTTGTAACTATCGCAAAGCAGCTCATACCAAAATGAAACCAAAACGTGTGCCTCACAAGCCACATTTTTGGGAATTGGTAGACAAGCGTAAACGTCGTGGATATCATCTACAGCACCCAAGCTGGGCTGACTTCTTGGCTTGACTTTGTAATGGTTGTCTAGTATAATTATTAGATGACCATTACCCTTAATCAACAACATCTAACTGCTCGAATCTATCACGGGTTAAAATCTCTCATGACTGAAGGAGACACACTCAGTCCTAGATATCTAGAACACGCTATCTGTATGAGCTTTGGTATGGATCACGTAGGCGATGGCAATTATTATGCTGACGGAGTGGGCAATGATGTTCAAGCCAGTGTTAAAACTCGCATGATGAATCCGCATGTGCTCAAGACCAAAGAAGGCAGAGATTTTATAAGTCATCCTGAAAAGTTTCTAGGTCCTCAGGTTAATCAAAAACACGATCGTTGGACTGCGGGTGTGGAAATTGTACAACGCAGGCAGGCCTTAGACTTTGATGACATGGCTGCTACTGCTGAACAAGTTGGTAGAGCAAGTCTAACAGGATTTCAAAAGAATGTAGATGAAAGCCTTGATCGTTATAAAGTCAATCAAAGTTATGAAATTGTTGCCATACACGGATACGGACACGATCTTACTAACTACAAAGTCAGTTTGTTTTGGCAACCTTATCAGCATCTCAACGCCGATAGCATAGAATGGCAACGTGTCGCTTACGGTGTATGGGGTTTAATAGATGTAGATGGTAAGAAGCATCGTATCATGGAACGGGTGAATGGTAATGCCAAACGTGAAGCCACATGTTTTAAAGAGTTTAAAAACCTAAATAAATATCTCTGTTCCGCTAGCATCGTAGTACCTATTCCTAGCCCTTGGCTGTTTAATGAAACTACTCTGTTAGCTGAAATACAAGCAAAGGCACCTAATGGCAACTAGTAAACCACTCAAACCCGTAAACTATCATTTAGATTCTGTAACCATACAGGACATAGAAACACACAAGAATATCACGACCACAGAGCTACGCAAAGACCTAGCCAACCTCAACAAGTTTGCCGCAGACACGAATGAAAACAATTTTGCCGGTAATCCATTTTTATATCATTTTCAATTCCAGAATCTATTAAAGTGTCGTAGACAAGACGGCAAGACCATCTACGATATTGCCAACGATCCTACCAGCTGGGCCAAATTAATTGAAGATACCAAAGTACGTAATCGTGGTGGACGTACTGCCGCAGGCAATGTGTTTGAATGTTTTCGTATTAATCTAGGCAGCGTGGTCATGTTCAAAGCAACTACAGCCAAATACCTTTATAAAAAATACAAGGCCACCAGTGTATTAGATCCCACAGCAGGATGGGGTGGTCGTATGCTAGGTGCGTGGAGCCTGGGCATAGATTATACAGGATGTGATACTAACATTGAAATGATACCAGCTTATGATCAGATGGTACAGTTCTTAGATGCTGAAACACAGGCCAAGAATAGATTGTTTGACGCAGAGTCGTTTGAACTTAAGATGATTTGGTCTAGCTGTTTGGACGTAGACTTTAGTCAGCTCAACTACGACTTTGTATTAACAAGCCCTCCTTACATTAATCTAGAACTCTACGAACATATGACACCTTGGGAAACGGACAAAGCATTCTACGAACTGTTCTTTATTCCACTTTGGCAGAAATGTGTGGACAATATCCAAAGGGGTGGAAATGTAGCATTCAACATATCTCCCAAAATGTATGAAGATGCTGTTAAACATGGCCTGCCCCCTTGTCACGAGCAAGAAGATCTATTACAACAAATGGGCCAAAAGCACGAAGATCTCAAGAAGGGCAAGAAGAAGCAAGACAAGATCTACGTTTGGCATTGTTGACAGCTCTTTCAAACGATGCTATAATATTAGCATAGTTAGATTTATGGAGCAGACAGTGCGTTATATTTTAGCATCATGGGATCGAGAAGGGTTTGAATGTCTACAAGACATCACAAGCAAGCACCCTGATAATTTTGAAAAATCTCAAATTATTGACGCTCTAAAAGGCAACACACCTCAGCGTAATCCGTTGGCTCAACAAATTGAGCACATGAAGCTTCGTGCTCGTTTTAACGCACAACGCTGTTATGAAATCTATGTGTTTACCACAGAAGATGATATCGAATTCAAAGAAGTAGAAGATTGGATGATCGCTGATCCACAGAGTCTGGTAAATTGGATTCGTGACAAGCACTATGCCAAAGTCTACTCAGACTATGAACCAAATCGTAAACCTGTTATTGTTTAAGGAGAGATATGGAAACGTTGATACTGTTGTATGCTCTGTCGTTTGGTAATAAGGCCTATAATGAATTGACAGAACCTAAGCCCGAAGTTATAATTACTAAATTGCCGGTAGCACCAGAACTGTATTACCCGGATATACATGAAGACATGTGGGATCCAAATTGGATTAACAAGAAAGGTTAAAATGCGTACCCAGCCACAAGATATTATCAAACAACTACAAGCAGACAACAGTCGTTTGGCCAAAGAAGCTGTGTTAGAAGCAGCCATGACTGAGGGTTTAGACGAGTTCTTTGAAGGGCTCAAGATGTGCTATGATACCCTATATACTTTTGGTGTTAAGCAGGTTCCTGTTAAACAGCCTGCCCAAGATCCACAGGGTCTAGGTTGGGACACATTTAAACAACTGGCTGACAAATTATATCGCAGAGAGCTCACTGGCAACGTGGCCAAACGTGCTATCGAACTGTGTATGGATCTAGCCACAGAAGAGCAATGGAATCTGTTCTATGCTCCTATACTTCGCAAAGATCTGCGATGTGGCATCTCTGAAGTTACTATTAACAAAGTGGCTAAAAAGCTAAAGAAATCCAAATATGTGATTCCAGTGTTTGAATGCCAACTCAGTCATGATGCTGCCAATCACGAAGGCAAGATGACTGGCAAGAAGATTGTAGAACGCAAATTGGACGGTGTTCGCTGTCTTACTGTGGTAGATCATGACAACAAGACTGTAACACAATACAGTCGCAATGGTAAAGAACTCAGCAACTTCAGCCACATCACAGACTATCTACAAAAGCACATAGATCAATTCCAAATTTCGTTTGTGCTAGATGGCGAGATTATGAGCACCAACTTCCAATCGCTGATGAAAGAAGTACATCGCAAACATGATGTCAAGACATCTGATGCTGTGTTAAATCTGTTTGATATTGTGCCATTAGATGAATTTAAGAAAGGTGCCAGCACCCTAGGACAACGTCAGCGTTCAGCATTCCTAAAAGGATTTGAAAAGCTGTTCACAGAGTCAGGGTTCATTAGCATTGTGCCACAACGTGAGTTTAATCTAGATGTGTTCACAGACGAAATTGAATTCAAAGATCACATGAAGGAAATGGTAGCTGCGGGCTACGAGGGTGTGATGATCAAAGACCCTAGTGCTGTCTATGAATGTAAACGCAGTACCTCATGGATGAAAATGAAACCCTTTATCGAAGTAAGCCTAGCTGTTACAGCAGTAGAAGAGGGCACTGGCCGTAACGTGGGTAAATTGGGTGCCCTAATCTGTGAAGGTGAAGACGATGGTAAAAAAATTATGGTCAACTGCGGTTCAGGTTTTACAGACAAACAGAGAGCAGAATTTTGGCAAGCTCGAGATACGCTCCCTGGACAAGTCGTGGAAGTCCGTGCGGATGCGGCAACTAGGAGCCAAGATAGTGAAGACACATGGTCGCTACGTTTCCCTCGCTTCCTCCGATTCCGTGGCTTTACGAAAGGTGAGAAAATCTAAGATGCAGAAATCAGCTATCAAAGATCTAGTCTACGGTGGGCTGGAAGAAATCATCAACAACCGCAACTATTACTACAAAAGCTCTGTGGGTTCTAATTACTGCCATTTCACTGATGAGGGTAAGATAGCAGTCTGCGAGTTCATAGATCTAATGGCCTACAAGATATCAGAATCAGAAAATGCTGACCTAGATTGTAGAGCCAAACAACAGGTCATAGATCAACTTAAAAAACGGGATTGAAATGAAAGAGATATGGAATTTTTTACAGTGGCAATGGCAAAGGTTTGAAGGCTGGCAAAAGATGTTTATGTTCGCTATGTTCCTTCAAGGAGCAGGGTGGGGTATGGGTAGAGATATAGGCCTGTATGTCAGCGGACTAGGTATGGGTATCATTGTCAGTTACATTTTAAAATGGTGTGTTTGGGACGGAATTAGATCCAGCTGGGCTAAGTACAAATCACATCGCAACGAATTACTAACAACTATCAGGGATTCTCATAAATGAAGGAAGTAGAACAATTCGAGTACAACAATGAAGAAGAGGCCGAAATGGCCCAAATCCACAGTCTACATATCAATATGAACGCTGTGGCTGATGTACAGAAACAACTGGCCAAACAACGTAGCCTACCAACCCAATCAGAATGTCAAGACTGCGGAGAAGAAATACCCCCGGAGCGTCAACGAGCAGTGCCGGGGGTTCAATACTGTATCCATTGTCAGGGCCTACAGGAACGTAGGGCTCGAGGGCTTTAACTCCAATCAGGCAGGGGTCCACCATGGGCCTTGCCCTTGATCTTCTTATCCCCTACTGTGACTCGTTTGTCACCAATCTTATGGCTTTTCTTGCCTTCGCGGGCACGATAGCCTTGGCTTTTACACGATGCCAGATTACTAGCACCCAGGCTGGCGTCCGAGCGGCTGCTAGTACAGAGCTTTTTTGAGGCCTGTGTCTCCTCAATGTCACCGTCTAGATCGTCTGTGAGATCTTCATCACCTTTGGCAGCATAGCCCATCATGATGTCGTCGTTGATGGGAAAGTCTAGCTCATATAGGTCTTCGGGCAGTTCACCCGTTTTGATAATGTACTCTAACTGTTCCTGTGAAGGGTGTGCCTTTAACAAGACTTTGGCAGCTTCATCGTGGGCTTCACCGTTTTCCCAGATGTTGATGTTGTAGTGGCTGTCATAGAGTTTGGCCACAGCGTTCATGACCTTGTGGTAGTCAGTGGTGAATATGTTTTCTGTGATGATGTCACGGATTTTCATGCTAGTTTGGCTCCAATCATTACCGCAGCAACCAACATGTTTTTGATCTCCATGTCGTCTGCTTCTGCCATAAATTGATCACTGGCGATCAAGTCGATCATCAGTTCTTTGTACTCTGATTCTGAGATCTCACCGCGTTCTAGGCTTCCAGTGATCTCTAGAGCAAATTGTGCTCGCTGCTCAGCCCATGGTCGGCCACAGCTGGCTAGTTGTTCAAGTTGTTGTTTCATTACCATCTCCCCAATATGACCTTAGCGGCCCGTTCTGACTGTGTGACCAACAGCTTCTTCTTGATCTCGCAATAGGTCTTGGAACCCTCTCCACGCTTGACCCATTCTGAAGTGGTCTGCTTCATGGGCTCTATTAGACGCAGGACATCTTGCTGTAGTGTGCCCTTGGCCTGTGAATACAGTTGGAATCTACGCAGTTCTTGATCCACTCGCTGTATCTGTGCCAGCTGCGGCTGACCACAGTCTATCTGTTCCACGTAGAGGCCCGCATCCGCGATCATGCGGCTTTGGTTATCATCCCAGAAACTGGGCACCCACTTCTGTACATGCGTGCAGCCTGTGATCACTGCCAGTAGGCATAAAGCTATTATGGTTTTCATATGATTATTTAGCCCACCCTCGGACTCTGCGAGTGAGTCTTTCTAGCCAATCTGGCCTGTCAGGATCTGCGACCAAATCCCAGTGTACCAAATGATGTGTACGCTGACTCCAGGTCAACCATAGATGTTCACCCCCAAAACTCTCAGCAGCTCTACGCCAGGTCTGTAGTCGTAGGGCCTGATCCCAATCCGGAGTCTGACCCTGGGCATGCCAACGATTGTCCTGAACCACACCCCAGCGTAGAATACTGTCAGCATGATCAAACACTGGGATTCTACCAGGATCGGGCATGACCCACACACATCTCAGAGGCCGTAGCCCTTGCTGATCTAGCAGCTCTAGATTGCGTATGTGAAAGTTCGGTGCACTAGCTGGCTGTGATAGATTGATCCACCCAGGGCCAAATTGCTCAGAGACTGGCCACAGTGCTGTATAAGTACAGCCGAACACTACTGTAGCCCTAGCCCAATCAACACTGGTCCACTCCGGTGCCAAATAGCCCTGTGAGTTAGCAGCCGCCTTGAATTGTCCCTGTAAGAGTCTCATCAAGTATTTACAGTCAGAGTCTAGAGTATACTGGGATCTCGGAGAGATCCGCGAAGCGGTTTTTTCAGCGATTTTTTTACATAGTGTTACTGAGTCTAAAGTGTGATTTACTGGCTAATTTTAACGGTAAACTGGGGAATCTTCGAAGCTAAACCCCCGCAAACAGGCCATAAAGTGTAAAACTGGGATCAGTAACAGAATAAATACCCATAAGGAGAACACAGCAATGGCACACAACACAGGCGGTGTAATCACAGCTGAAGAAGCACGTGAGATATCAAATCGCATAGTAGAAGAGGGTCGCACACCCGTAGAACTCAAAGAAAGATACCGTAATGCACTTAGAGCCATTGAAGCAGCAGCCAACGAAGGTCGTTACGGAGTAGCTCTGCGTGTGGGCGATGATGACCTTTCAGAATTCACCCAATTCATCACACCCGAAGGTTTTACCATAATACAGAACACTACTGTACCAGACACAGGCACAGTGGTAAATCAAGATCCGCAGCCCGATTCAGAATCACTGACTAACCTAGAGTTGATATGGTCAGAGTTTGCGTTTGAACAGACGACTATAGAAATACAACGCCCAACTGGTGTAAACCTTATAGTACGTGTGAGCAGCTATCCATTAGCCCGTCCTTTGTACTATACACTCACAGGCACACTAGTGGCTGCTGACTATACTAATAACATAGATCAGGGTGAATTGGTCTTTGACTCGCAGGGTGAAGCCAACGTGTTTATCAACGTAAAGCTGGGCGGTAGTCGAGTGGGCAAAACAGTACAGGCATTGATCTACTATGAAAGCACACGTGAAACACTGCTGCACTCATTTAACGAACTGACAGTTACGCTATGACAGAGATGGATATAGCCATGTTGATCATAGTCTCCGGGTGGGCCCTATTGATCTTTTGGGGAGCATTATGATAGAACTCACAGTGTTGGTCTTGGCTCTGTGCGTGATATTCATAGTGAAGCTGCTGTGAACATCATAGATTGGTGTATATTTGCTCTGTACATGCTGGCACTGGCTTACACACAGTGGAATGGGGATCTATGGCTTTGGTGGATTTTGATACCCTTGTTCCTTGTGCTGATGCTACGCAGAGGCTGGGATTAAACTGCTATCGGCTGCTGGCCCCGCTGCGAGTGTGAGCAAGTGTGTGATAATGTGTACTATATAGCACAGTAACACAGGGTCTAGAGTGGGAAATGATCTAGACTGTGTAGAAAAGTAGTAAAAAGTGTGAAAAAGTGTGGTATTTTTACTAAGCCTCATAACCCACGCTAGTCAACTCTGCTAAACACTGTGATTCACGATCCAAACCCCACTATTCTGAATCGTATTCAACCATTTTGTCACTGAAGATCCCACCTTAAAATGGTAAAAGCAGGTTTTTTCTTACTGGGACACAGTGATCCCACCGTGGTAAATGGCCCCGCTGCACCATGTTCTACGGTTGACACTCAGGAGATTCTCACATATAATATACACATGATGAGAACACTGGCATTACTAGCTGTGCTGTACACACTACAAGGCTGCGGTCATGTACAGCTGGTAAACAATCGTGATGGATCTATGCATGCATATACAGTAGGCCGGCATCGTGGATCAGAACTCTATATAGGTGAATAGGCCCCGCTGCGTAGGATATAAAAAAATGACATTACCAGATGAACGCTATCGCAGTGTAGTACAGACTAGGAGGTTCTTGTTGGATCTCTGTAATCCTGAACACACGCCCAGAGTGCCCAAACTTGTACGTGAAACAGCTCGTAGTATGCTGCGTCATTATCCTTCAGACTGGGACATGCAGCTAGCAGCAGAGGGGTCACCAGAGGTATTCCAGGAACGCATGGAAGATCTACACAGATTCATAGCTGCGGGATCACGTGAAGCAGGATTCACAGCAGCAGAAGAGGACGTAAAGTAACAGTTAAGGGGCCTCTAGCTCATGTTGGTTAGAGCAGCGGACTCATAATCCGTTGGTGCCGTGTTCGACTCACGGGGGGCCCACCAAACAATCACGCATTAGCTCAGTTGGATAGAGCAACAGCCTTCTAAGCTGTGGGTCAGGGGTTCGAATCCCTTATGCGTGGCCACAACAGCAGCACAGCAGCAACTATGATGAGATCACCAAACCCCATGGACCCATTCGACAATGTTAAACGTTGGTGGGCTGAGCTTTGGCCTATTCAGCAGCTTGGGGTCGTGATCGCAGCAGCAGTGGTCTTGTGGGCTTTGAGCCTGTGGATATTTCGCTAACTGTGGATAAGCTGTGGATAACCAAAGACCCTGCTAGAGACTCGGGTATAGATCGTTTGGTTGACGGATTGGCTAGAGACTGCTATACTACGTGTATTGTAATTAGAAGGAGCGATGATGCACACAGTTTTTGTAGTACAAGCACAAGGGTTTGGAGACGACGAGGCGGCGTTTTATAACATCGCAGCCTTTAGTAAAAGACAGCTCGCAGACACCTATGTCTCAGATCTACAGCAGCAGGACGCAGCAGACGACAACGATTTTGTATACAGCATAGACGAAATAACCCTACAGGCCTAAGGGCTTTTCGTTTGGTTGACAGATTGGCACTGTGATCGTATACTATGCATATGATGAAAAAGAAACGTTCAGATCGCAATCACGTTATATACATGATTGTAGGCCCCCAGGGCTCATACATTGGTGTCACAGCTAAGACGGAAACCACAGTGCTGAAGAGCATACGTGCCCGAGTAGCCAAACACTACTATAGGGCCAAAACAGAAACCCGGCAGTGGGCCCTGTGCACACTGTTACGGGGCTACGAGTCAAAAGACGAGATAGATGTTCGCGTCTTAGAGATCGTCCGCGGCAAGTCAGCGGCACATGCTCGCGAGCGTGAATTAATCCGTGAACTCAATCCATTCTACAACACAGACAAGAGAGGTGCATGATGTGGTACGTATACGACAAGAGATCTACAGCGATCGTGAAAAGCTATAAGACACACCCAGCAGCACAGGCCGCGATCACCCGTGCACATAAGAAGTATGCAAGGGCGTTTCCCTACGTGCCGGGCAGCAATGCCCACGAAGATGATCCCCTGTTTTGGATGGCCGCTGCGGACTCACAGTACTATCATCTGATGATTGAACGTAAGAAGACTGTAAAGAACCTCATGACGGGCAAAGACGTGGAGATCTCTGTTAACACTCCCCGTAGTTGCGACCCTAGTTCAGAACTCTATTGGAGCATGTAATATGGAATCAGTGGTACTCAAAGGCGAAGACTTCAAGACTGTGCACAACACCCTCTGCGAGCTGCGTTCAGTACAGCAGCAGCTCTGTGGGGTGGTCAATGATCGTGTCTTAGATCAGATCACAGCAGCGATCAGAGGATTTGAGCTGGGTCTCAGGGATGCCTACGATCAGGACTCAGCAGCGTTTGAACGCAAGAGCGAACACTACGAGCAACTGAGAACAGAGCTAGGGCTCCGCAGCATCTGGAGCATCTACTCAGTGTCAGATCTCCGTAAGTCGCATCCCTACACAGCAGCACGTGAGATCTGCTATCGCGACCATTGGGGCGAAGCAGCAGTCTATGAGACCATCAATGGGCCCACGTGGGCTGACCTCTTTCAAGCTGCGGATCATGCTATCCGTAGATCGGGCGACGGGCATCATGTGTTCATTGAGAGCTTTGAGCCTGTGGCAGATCAGCCACGGCAACTGAGGTTGACAACTGGGTCCTAAAACTGTATAATATGCACATAGTAAGGGAATGAGCCCTGCTATAACAACTAGGAGCGAAGCATGGAACAAGCACAACGCGAGTATTTTGTCCGCCGTCTTAACGAGATCGCCGCGGAAAAGATCCAATCTAAAGCACAAGAACTGTTTGGCCCTACTGGCCGTCCAGAACAGCCTACATGGGGCATGGTGTTTGAGGGCATCGCTAGCGGCGAGATTACCCTTAAAGAAGAAAAGCGGGATTACACTGGTCCCTACTTGAACCCTAGCGATGTAGTGTGGCCTGCTATGGAAGCAAAGGTCGCAGAGCTGGCGGAATACCGCAAGCGTGTGGAAGCAGACAAGCAACGGGCTATGGATCGCTGCATGCTGGACACTGACGCACAGAAAGCCCTTGACGTGTTCCAGGGTATTTAAATTGGTTGACAGGGCCTTCGGGCCCTGTTATACTGTAGGCTAAGTTAACAACACGGAGCGAACTATGGGAACACGATCACTAGTGGGTGTCATGCACGGCACCGTATGTAAATCAGTCTACTGCCACTACGATGGCTATCTCAGCTACACAGGCGAGATCCTTAACAAGCACTATGACAGCACCCTAGCCAATGCCCTAGTAGCACGTGGAGACAACAGTGGTGTCAAGCCCACCCTAGACGAAATCAGCTTCTACGAAGATCGTCAGACAGAGGGCGAGGATGTCAAAGAGTTCATTAACAGCACTCCTTGGCAGGTAGCACACACCTTTGACGAGTTCCTCGATCAGGTTCATGGCTGCTGTGCCGAGTACTACTACGTGATGAAAGAGGGTGTTTGGTATGCGGGTGCGGTCTATGACACGCCCGGGCTAGCCAAAGGCAAATTGGTTCCGTTGGAAGAGGCCCTGGCCCAGCTGGCCATAGAGCAGCTGATCGCAGACGAATCATAACCCTACAGGTTATAGGGTCATCCAAAATAACAGTTGACAGGGTGGCCAGGATTTGCTATACTAGCGGTATGTTAACACAAACAGGAGCGGAAATGTATATTACTTTCACCGAGGGCTATTACAACATCAAGGGCCAGCCCACTAATGTTGCAGGTATGACTTTTAAACTAGTAGAAGACTACAAAGTAGCCAAAAGTGGCGAAGGATATGTCACAGTAGAGGGCGGGGGTAATCCTGGCTTCCCGGATCGCAACATCCGTATCAAATGTTCGCAGGGTGCCTACAATGTTGCGGGCTCTGCTAAACCCATTCCACAAGGTGTAACCATGCTCCAAGCACTGAAGAAGCCAGCCAAAGCAGGCGATGCTGTGGTCACTGATATGACCCAGATCAAAGTGCCAGATCAAGCTGTAGCACACGAGACCGATGCCGAGATCATCGAGCGTACTCGTCTGCGTTTTGAGATCCTCAAGGACATGACCAAAGCAGTCAAAGGCGGCGATGTCCGTGCTATGATTGTCACAGGCCCTCCAGGTGTGGGTAAGAGCTTTGGTGTTGAAGAAGTACTAAGCAAGGACGATCTGTTCAATACCCTGGGCGAGCGTAAGCCACGCTATGAGATCGTCAAAGGTGCTATGAGTGCCATTGGCTTGTACAAGAAGCTCTACGAGTTCTCAGACGCTAAAAACATCCTTGTGTTCGACGACTGTGACAGCATCCTTTTGGACGACATTGCTCTTAATATTTTGAAGGCAGCTCTGGACAGTTCCAAGAAGCGTACTATCAGCTGGAACACTGACAGCCGTTTGCTACGCTCTGAGGGCATCCCAGACAAGTTTGAGTTCAAGGGTGGTGCTATCTTTATCACTAACTTGAAGTTTGAGAATGTGCGAAGCAAGAAGCTTCAAGAGCACTTGGCGGCTTTGGAATCACGCTGTCACTATATCGATCTGCGTATGGACACTGATCGCGAGAAGGTCCTGCGTATCAAGCAGATCGTCAAAGACGGCATGTTGGATAGCTACGAAATGGAAGATGTAGCTCGCGACGAGGTTGTGGACTTCATCGAAGCCAATCGTGCTACCATGCGTGAATTGAGTCTGCGTACTGTTTTGAAGGTAGCGGATCTGCGTAAGAGCTTCCCTACTAACTGGCAGAACATGGCTCGTGTAACTGTTATGAAGGGAGCTTATTAATATGGAGTGCCAGTATATTGGTAAGGAACAGGACCCCCGAAAGGGGCCTGTGACCTACTGTGGTGCCAAGACCATAGAGGGTAAGAGCTATTGTCATGAGCACTACTACGTGATCTATCAACGAGGCAGTGCCCCTAGTGGCAAGAAGAAGGAAAAGGCCATTGACGCTGAGCTCGAACAACTTAAACGACAGCAAGAAATAGATGAATTGGAGTCTCTAGAATGAAAAGCCTACTGACTATTATCGCATTCGCTGCCCTGATCGTAATCCTAGTAGTGGCTGGGCCACTGCTGGTGATCTGGGCATTGAATACCCTGTTCCCCGCGTTGGCTATTCCTTACACGGGTTGGACATGGTTAGCCGCTCTTATTTTGGGTGCGGCAGTTGGTCCTAACATCAAGTACAAACGGTAAGATTCGTTGTTGACTTATGTTTTGGATCATTGTATAATGTTTATACGCTGATAGGATATCAGCTTTAATTTAAATTAAAGGAAAACACACAGATGAAATATCAATACTCTAAAGAAACAAAGACTTTCAAACTTCAACAAGCACTACAAGGTGGTGACGTTATTACTGCTAGCCAAGCAGAAAAGCGTTTCGGTATCAAGAACATTGGTGCTGAAGTAAGCCGTATCCGTCAAAACGGTTACGCTGTATTCACCAAGAACCGTACAGCTGGTAACGGTGTGAAGGTCACTGAGTATGTGATGGGCAATGCTAGCCGTGAGATCGTTGCTCTTGGCTACAAAGCTAAATCGCTTGGTATCACTCTTTAATTAGGGTTTCAAAGACCAACCGATTCGCTCCCGGGTAATCTTTGGAGGGTGTTGTGGAAACGCAACACCCTTTTTCTTTGGCCGGCACTCCCAAAACAGGTTGACAGGCTGGGTCCAATCTGCTAAAATATGCACATAGTAAGGAAACGGAGCGAACAATGGAATTTACTGCTGATCAAGTCTGGGGATGTGCTGCAGCTGCTCAACGCATCAACGGGGGCTACTTCAAAGAGCCCGTGTATGATTTTGACGTAGATCAGAAGAACCCTGTGACCCAGGCCAACAAGCTGATGGTCAAGCAATGGCTTCGCGAGGGCAACTTCGCCCAGATCACCGAAGCCGACTACGCTGCGGGCCGCCAAGCCCGGGATCATTTCAAATCCTATACGCTGTTGATGATCGCTGGTAAGCTCAACGAGTTCCAGCAGACTGCCTACAAGATCGCAGTCAAGGATTCGTTTACGGGCCGCGATATGTATGATTTCGCTGTGGTCAGCTGCTTGCCATCTGTAGCCTCACGCGATCAACAACGCACAGAGCTCAAGCGGGATATCTATGCTTCTGAGCAACTGACCGGTGCCGTGGGTGCTGCTGTTGTGGGGGATATCACTGTGATCAGCTCTCGCTTCAACCCTGACTACAATAAACACAAGATCACAGCCCGTATGGGCGAGAGCTTTGTGGACTTCTGGTTCTCTAAGGAGCTAACAGGGGAGCTGAGGATCAAGGGCAAGATCAAAGCTGTCCGTGGCGATAAAACAACACAGCTCAACTATGTAAAGATCAGCGGTTGACAGTAGTTGGGTCCGGTGCTATAATTTAAACACTGAGAAAGCAATTTTGTTCGTAGTTCTAACTTTAACGAGGTCTTAAAATGGCAAAAGCACAAGACGTTTCCGTCCGTCAAATTGGTCCAAAGAGTGCGACCAAGTCTATCCGTAAGTCACTGGCAGTTCGCCGCCCGGTATTCCTGTGGGGCCCTCCAGGCATTGGTAAGTCTGATCTTGTTAAGCAGATCGGTGACGAACTTGGCCGCGAAGTCATTGACGTTCGCCTAGCATTGTGGGAACCCACCGACATCAAGGGTATTCCTTATTACAACTCCGATCAAGGCAAGATGGTTTGGGCTCCCCCTTCAGAGCTTCCTACAGACCCAGAGTCTACTGCTATCATCTTCTTGGACGAGCTGAACTCCGCTCCTCCTGCAGTACAGGCCGCTGCCTACCAATTGATCCTTAACCGTCGTGTGGGCACCTATGTGTTGCCTAAGGGTGTTGACGTGGTTGCCGCTGGTAACCGTGAAGGTGACCGTGGTGTTACCTATCGTATGCCTGCTCCGTTGGCTAATCGTTTCCTACACTTGGAGATGAAGGTAGACTTTGAAGACTGGCAAGACTGGGCTACGCTCAACAAGATCCACCCTGAGGTTGTGGGTTATGTAGGCTACGCCAAGCAGGACTTGTATGACTTTGACCCTAAGTCAGCATCTAAGGCTTTCGCAACTCCTCGTTCATGGTGCTTCGTTAGCGATCTGCTCAGCGATGACGACATCGATAACGAAACCCTTACTAACTTGGTATCGGGTGCTATTGGTGACGGCTTGGCTGTTAAGTTTATGGCTCACCGTAAGATCGCAGGCAAATTGCCTAAGGCGGAAGACATCCTCGACGGTAAGGTCAAGGATTTGAGCATCAAGGAAGTGTCTGCGATGTATTCTTTGACTGTGAGCTTGTGCTACGAGTTGAAAGACCGTGCTGAGAAGAAGACCAAGGGCTGGGATGCTATGGCTGATCGCTTCTTCCGCTACATGATGGACAATTTCCCAACTGAGTTGGTTGTGATGGGTGCCAAGACTGCTCTCAGCAATTACGACTTGCCGTTGGACGCTACAAAGATGGAATCCTTTGATGAGTTCCACAAGCGTTTTGGTAAGTATGTGTTGTCAGCAATGGAGAATTAAGACCTCGTCCATTGCTAGGGCTACGGGTTTCTCAGAGCTCGTAGCCCACCCTTTTCCGTGCCATCTAGTCACTGGCGGAGAGTGCCCTTAGTGTTGTGGTATGACAACATTAGGGGCTTTTTATTGGTTGACAAGGGTGCCGAGCGGTGCTATAATATATACATATTAAGGAGAGCGACTAATGTCAGATTCAGCAATTATCGAAAAACTCACTACTGCCCGAGTAGGTCTGCTTCTTAAGGCTCCTTTCTTTGGCAACATGGCCACTCGTATGCGTTTGGTCAATGCTGATGATTGGTGTCCTACTGCCGCAACTAACGGCCGTGACTTTTATTACAATACCAAGTTCGTTGAGAAGCTCTCGGTGAAGAAGCTGGAGTTCTTGTTTGGACACGAGATCCTCCATTGTGTTCTTGATCACTTTGGCCGTGTTGGTAGCCGTGATCGACAACTGTCTAACATCGCACAGGACTATGCTGTAAACCAAATCCTCGTAGATGAGCGTATCGGTGACAAGATCTCCGAAGTTAAGATCTGCTATGACAGCAAATACCGTGGCAAGGCTTGGGAAGAGATCTACGACGAGCTCTACGAAAAAGCAGAGAAGATCAGTATGCCACAACTGCTCAAAGAGCTGGGTGACCTGCTTGACGAGCACATCAAAGAAGGCGACGGTGCTGGCGAGGGTGACAAAGAAGGCAAAGGCAAGAAGCCTGGTATGAGCAAGGAAGAAGCACAGGCAATCAAGGACGAGATCAAGCAGGCTATGATCCAGAGTGCCGCGGCCGCTGGTGCTGGTAAGACCCCCGCAGGTATCATGCGTATGATCAAGAACTTGACTGAGCCTAAGATGGACTGGCGTAATCTTGTTCGTCAAGAGATCCAAAGCATCATCCGCAATGACTACTCCTTTACACGCCCTAACCGTAAGAGCATGCACAGTGGTGCTATCCTCCCGGGCATGAAAGAAGCAACTACCATTGACGTGGCTATCAGTATCGATATGTCTGGTTCTATTGGTGAAGAAGATGCTACAACTTTCCTTAGTGAAGTTAAGGGCATCATGGATCAATACGAGGACTTCAAAGTCAACATCTGGTGCTTTGACACAGACATTTACAACCATCAAGAGATCACACATGACAACGCAGAAGACCTGCTGTCGTATGAACCTCAAGGCGGTGGTGGCACAGACTTCGAAGCCAACTGGGAATTTATGAAAGAGCAAGGCATTGCTCCTAAGAAGTTCATTATGTTTACAGACGGCTACCCATGCGGTAGTTGGGGCGACGAGGACTATTGCGATACCATATTCGTTGTCAAAGGCAATGAACACGCAGACGCACCCTTTGGTCAGACTGTGATCTATGAAAAAGAAACTGCGTAAGTTTCTAAGAGCACTCCTTTTTGGGAGTGCCTCTCCTGCTACCCATGATGTGAATCTAGACGCATTCAGCTCTAGCCAAATTGGATCTAAGGTTTGGTTAGCTGATCGTCTAGAAGAAGTCCTAGCACAACTCACAGCACCTGTTGGCGGATACAAGATCTGGATATACGGCGGCTGGTATGGCATAACCAACTTCATCATTAGAGTCCGAGCTAGGATTCCCGTAGAGTTCGTACGCAGCATCGACAAGGATCCCACATGCGAACCTATCGCTGATAAGATCAACAAGTTTTGGGAATGGCAGGGTTGGCAATTTAAAGCACAGACAGGTGATGCCAATGGTGTGCTGTATGTCAGAGACAACCCCCACATCGTGATCAACAGCAGCATAGAACACATGGAGCAGCACACATGGTTCAACAACATTCCAGAAGATACGATCTGCGTTCTACAGGTCTGTGATCTACCGCATGAAGACCACGTGGCTGTGATCCGGGACTTAGATGAATTCAAACGACAGTTTCCTCTCAAAGAAGTACTCTACGAAGGTAAGATGACATTTAACTATCCCACAGGGGATATGTCAAGGCTGATGATCATCGGACCCAAAGGGAGTGCCGGCCACTGTGGCTAAAATGCCACAGGCCCCGCTGCTTATGCAAGGGCGGTTGACAACCTTATCAAAAGATCTTACAATATTAACAGTGATAAACTAACTAGGAGCAAAGCATGGGCTATATCGTATCGTTTGTATTTGGTATTATCGTAGCAACTGTAGGGTTCACAGGCGTGGCCAAGATTGG